ATGATAATATAACATCTGATTGTCTACCATATCTATCAGACAATACAAATCCAACTTGATAAGTTCTGTTTTGTTTTAAATTATGGTAAGGATATTGTACTGTGTCATGAAAATAATATTTTTTATCTTGAATACTAGCGTTATAAGCTATAGAAGAAGGAGGCGTGTGCTTGTCAACATAGTTACCATACACAACTCTATTACCTATTAATTCTTGTGCTAAAGCCTTAATTGGAACTTTGTCGTAAACTCTAGTTGTTTGATTTGATGGTAATGTTTTATAAGGTTTGTTTGAGGCATAATCATAGCTTAAATAACTAGTATTAGTAACACCATGAACAGGATCAGACCAAGCTATTGTATCAAATGTTCCAGTTAAATTAGATAATTTTACAGTATCTAAAACTTTTACAGCCAAAGCATCTGATTCTTTATATAAAATATCAACATCAGTAACTAATAATTTAGACTGCATAAGAGCAGAGGTAGTTTCTGGCATAGGCACTTTTACTAATATGTTGTTTATGGAGTTTTCAAACCAAGTTAATATAGTGGACTTATAAGCGTTGTCCATATCTTTTTGAATATAATTCTCACCTTTACCAAAAGCGCTTTCTTGTTTTGGTATAAACATTGGTTGAGAGAATGGAGCCATTAAAGAATATTCATTGTCTTCAAACTTAAATCTATAACTAAACCTTACAAACTTGTCTTCTAAAAAAGCATCATCAATAACTCCAATTAAATTTCCGTCAAAAAATTGATTAACACCTATAGTTATAGAATTGCCTACTACCCAAGAATATGGAGCAGCAGATACATTTTTAGAAAACTTTAACGTTATTCTATTATAAGCTAAAGGATAAGGTTCTGGGGCATTGGACCCAGCGTCAGCAACAACAGATGTTATAGTTATATTGTCTGCAACTGTAGAATTAGGTCCTGTAACTATCATGCCAATTTCAGGTAACACTTGATCAAATCCAGCAGAAAAAACATACGTAGCCGCCAACCCGCTTCCGCCTATAGAGGCAATTGAAGCTGTAGCGCCATTAGAGTTTAACTCTTGTGACTTGTTAGTCATTGTTGGTCTTTCAAATACAATTTTTAAACCTGAAGACGCGTTTGATATAGCTTTATTTAATGTAACTTGATTAGAACTATTTATAGCTATAACAACTCTTTTTTCAACTATCTGTGTGGGAACAACAACTGTTTCAAATTGACTTACTATATCTCCAATTTTTACATTACTCGTGTTTATGTCAATATTTATAACCGCGCTATTGCTAACTGTATTTGTTATTCTTGCGTTATATCTATCTAAAACAATAACTGATTCGCATGGCGCGTATTTAGCTACTGATATTTGATCTTCGTTAGTATAATGACCAGTATTTTGCGCTAACTGTATATTTATTTTTCTAGGTTGATTATTATTGTCTGTCCAAAATAACAATTCTTCAACTATATTAATACCAGTAACTGGAAATGATTTATTAAAATTTAAGAAAAAACCTTCTACTAATATAACAGGTGTATACGGAGCGTTTAAACTTATTTGTGTTATACCACAATTATTAGAGTTTGTGGCTCTAGCTCCTGAAGGACTATCAAAATCAGTCCAAAGTAAATAAACTATATTATTTGTTTCATCTACAAAGTGACCTATAACAACAGACGTATTACCATCAATTTCTCTTATAACAGTATTACCTAATACATTTTCAAACTCACCAACAGTTGATCCTTCTGATCTACTAATCATTAAGTTTATAGCTTCTCGATATTCACCGTTAGGCAATAATCGAGAGTCAAGATCTTGGTTCATTTTACCTTTTAAGAAGGTATTTTTTATTTCTGCCATGTATTAGTGTTTAATCCATTTAGATTTACCTCTCATTACTTGAACTATCTCATCTAGCTTAATATTAGATAGTCTTATTTTAGCATTTCTAAGTTTAGCGTATCTTTCTTGTTTGTATCGTTGTACTATGTACTCTTGTGTATTTGCTCTTGTAGATAATATAGCGTGATTTAAATGCGCATACATTGCGTCTTCTGCCATTTTAGGTACTTTAGTATCTAAATCATAAGCTAGACCATCTGATATATATTCTAATATTATTAATTTTCCAGTTAAATCGCTAGAAAAATTAAACATACCTCTAGCGTAATCTATATTAAACCATCCATTGTTTTGCATATTAACTGGATCACCTCCGTATCTTTGGCCTGGGTAACCGCTAAACCCCCAAGCTGATTCACCCCACCAGTCATACATAAAAGCTTCTGGCCCAGAAGAATTAAAAAGTCCTAGACCTGTTATATTGTTTGGATTATTTGACTCCCATCTTTCGTTAATTAATGATGTACCATCAATATTTTCGCTAAAGTTATCTTGTATTATATTACCAAGAGAATCTTGTATTGGAGCATTAGAAGGACTACTAGTTAACTGTGTAGGATATATAGTGTGCTTGACACCGGCTCCATCAACCCAAGATATTTTAACATAATTTACGTAATCTTGAGGAATAGTTACTGATAAGCTTGGTGGCACTGATAATTCTTGTGACTTAATACTTTTTAAAGTGTCAAAGCTAAATTCTTGTAAACCACGCTTAGCATGAAATATTACATCACTTCTTCTTACGTTAGGTATTAATTTATCTTGGCCAACGTAAGCCACCATAAAATTATTTATAACATCGTTTAGTTTTGTGTATTCATAGCCACCATAGTTATTTGCTACGGCATCAGCTTTTAATTGAACTTTTATATAAGTACCTATTGGTTGTTGAGCCGGAGCAGCTAGCGTACCAAAAGTTATAACGTTGTTTGTTAAAACAAATGAAGTTACGAAAGGTGTCCACACAATACCATTTACACTAGTATATATAAGAAAATTATTTAATGTATAGTCTGGGTCAGCTGGATTCCAACTTGTAGCGCTACCTAAAACTAAATTAGTATTAAAAGTAAATGTATATATAGCTGTTGCAACTGGAGTATATATAATCTGCGCGCCCGCGTAATATTGTAAGTTTGTTTCTTGGATTAATCCTCCGTCAGGTCTTGCCATTTTTTACATTTTAGAGTTTTGTTCTTCTGCTTGTATCTGTTGTGATGCTACTTGTATTATAGTAGGATCATTTATTATAACACCAGCGTAAGCTAATACTCTTGTTATAACATTTGTTTGTTCTGTAACACTTAACTCAAAACCTTGAGCACCTGCTCCATTTTCATCATATTGAAATTGACCAAAACTACCAACACTATAAGTCCATTTTATATCTGCAGGTGTTTTTAAGTATGAAAAAGTAACATTACCTGGTGTTATTATACTTGTGGGATAAACAAATAATTGATTGTTCTCGTATAGATAAACGGGGAAAGCAACTGTTGGTTGTGTTAGAGGAGATTTTAGAATTTGCATTAATTCATTTCTTTGAGCATATTGAGTTAGCTCTATACCTTGGTACATTACAGTACCTAGTCTATATACATCTGTAGGTACTAATGTAAAAGGGTTTGTACCTGCTGTGGCGCCTGTTCTTTGGAAGAATTGTAAATTATCTTCAATATTTTTAACGCGATTAGCGTATTCAGTATCATTTTGTGGCATGCGATACTGTTGGTTTAAATCATCAGCATATTTTTCAAATATGTTCAACTGCACTTGAGTTCCAACTCTGTTGAATTCATCAGGCGTCATATATCCTCTTTGTTGTTGATTCAAGATTAATAAGACTGTTTTGTATACAGTGTCTACGTTTATTGCCATTTGTGTATTTTTATTATAATATTGGGCCCGAGTGAACGAGCCCTATATTAGTATTACATGTTTAGTAGAGTTTTTTCTCTATTGTTTTGTAAACTTCAACTCCTTCATCTGTTTTAAACCAAGCAGCTAATGCTGAGTATGGATTTTCATCAAATGGTATTGTCATAAGCTTACGCTTGTTAGAACCAAATAAGAAGTTTCTTTGATCACCAGATAATTCTAAAATACCTTGTTCTGTTGCTCTAATACCAAAGTTTCTTAGCATTACGTTTTCATCTTTAGCTAACGCAATAAATAGTTTTGGATTTCTTTTGGCAAACATCATCAAATCTCTTTTTAATTCTTTAGAAGAAAGATCATTAACTGAACTTCCAACTTCCACTCTCATTATAGCTTCTCCTTGTTCTACGTCCATATTTTTCGCAGCATTTAAAGCTAATATCTCTAATTCTAAATCTATTAAATCATCTTGAGCTACTAATTGTGGTTGTAATTCTGCGTATCTTCCATTTAAATCTGGGTGATACAATGATAATAATTTTTGTAAAGCTTGATTTTGCTTTGGAACAATTAAAGTTCCGTCTTTAAACATTATGTGTTTTAACGTAACCTCTCCTTTTTGTTCGTCTACAAATGGAGAACTTTGGTTAGTAGCATATCTTAATGCTCTCTGCTCGTTAGTTTTTGGATCAAAATATAGCAACGGATATTTTTCCGTATGTCTTGATTTTAATGTAAATGTTAAAGGTTCTCTATCTCCAGTTAAGAAATAAGTTCTATCTTTTACTTCCCAAGTATTTTCTACTTGAGTCTCTTTTGTTTTTGTTTTTGACATAATATAATATAATTAAATAGTTTATAAAAGTAATAGTTACCCCCGTTAATACAACGAGGGTAAGCATTACATTAATATTAAGCTGTAAATAATACGAAATTATTTCTAGCTTGAACACATAGACATCTTTCAGATAAGAAGTTAACTTCCATTGCATCTAAAGTAGAAGTACTAGCACCACCAACAGAACCTGTTAGCCATGATTTCATTCTTCTGTCATCTGCTTGAGAAGCTCTATATCTTACATGTAAGAAAGGTCTCCTGATGTTTGTTCCAAGTAACTGATCGTATACTGTAGAAGTTCCAGCAGGAACTAAAACACCATCAATATTGTCACCGTTAACAAAATTTGAAGAACCACCTCTTGTAGAAGCATCATTTAAGTATTTCCATGAAGTCTTGTAGAAATCATAAGAACCTCTTCTAAATCCAGAGAAACCTAAATTCAACGCCATATCTTCAGAGTTTTCAAATACACCGTAAGATGTACCTCCAGCTCCATAAGAGTTTTGTTGTGCTAACATGTTATCAAATAGTAACTCAGTTTTTCTATCTAAGAAAAGCATGTTTTCTTCAATAGCTCCTTGAGAATCTAAATTTTCTAATACAGAATCAAAATCCTGTAAAGATCCAGCATAACCAGAAAGTACATTACCACCATTATTAATAGCAGAGAATAAACCTTCAGTACCTATAGATCCTGCAATACCCGCAGCTGGTAATCCAGCAAAAGAAGGAGCAGCAGCTATAATTGCTGTAGCTTGTGCAGCCGAAGCTAACTCACCTTCAATCATTGCCATCTCTAAGTAATCTTCAAATCTCATTCTAGTTTCACCTTCAGCTTTTAGATACCATAAGTACCCAGAAGTTCCATCTTCACCAGCAACTTCAACCCAACCGATTTGAGCAGTATCAGATCCCGCAACAGCGTATCTGTCTCTGATTATGATTGGTTTGTTACTAAATGTTGTTAGAACTGGTTGAATAGATTGACCAGAAAGAGTTCCTAATGTAGAACCTTTTGCAAATTCAGAACCATATACAAATACTTTCAAACCTGCTAAAGCACCAGCGCCAGCATTTACAGCAGCTCTTGTATAAGGTACTACAGTTACAACACCAGTAGCTGGAGCAGCAATTGCGCCAGAAGCAGTAACTATTGCTTTTACAGTGAACGCAGGGTTAGCTGGATCCATTATAACTACAGTCATATTAGGAAAAATTGTATTTACAACTCCCGCTCCAATTGGAATAGTTAAAGTGTTGTTAGCACCACCTATTCCACATGCTACGTTATCGTAAGATATGTGTAATCTATTTTGTTCAGACCAAACTACTTGATCAGAAGACATTGGCATTTCAGCGCCAACCATTCTTAAAAAGCCAGCTAACGTTCTGTTTCCATAACGCTCTACCTCTGCTTCATATATTTCTGGTAGATATTGTTGTGCGAAGTCATTCCCACCACCATTGTTAAAATTCAAGTAATTGCTTACTAGAGTTTGTGTACTTGATGATGGTACTAAGCTTCCAAATTGAGGACTTAATACACCCATTTTTTTTTAGTTTTTAATTGTTAAATTTGTTTGTTTTTATTTTTAACTTAGACGAATCCACTCCGTTTATAGCTCGCACTTTAAAACCACCTATCGAAACTCCTTCACCTGCTACTTGACGCGGAGCGTCTAGCGTTGGGTTTTTAGAGCTTTGCATAACGTTTTTAATCCCATCAGTTTTACCTTGTTCATAAAAGTGTTTTACAATACTGTCTACATTTTGAGCAGCGTACATAGCCTTATGATAACCTTTTGTATCTTTAACATTACCTTCAGTGTCTAAGAACTTCTCGACGAAGGTGTTAATGTTTGATTGGTTTTCAGCAATAGCATTTGGATCTTTGACTCCGTATCTAAATTTTTTTTCTCCAACTTCGAAATCAAAACCTTTGAAATCATCAGAGAATAAACTTTTAGTGTCGTCAATAAACCTTTCGTGTTGTTGTGCGGCTACTTCTTTGTCTTTGTTGTATCGGTTGAAAAATTCAACTGCTTTTTGTTGGTCTTGAGTAACGCCAGGTCTCAACTTGATTTCCTGGTAGTATTTATCTTTCAAACCATCTAAATAGCTTTTGGCTTTTGCAACCTCTTCTTTTTTTGCGAGTTTCTTTTTGCGGATATCTCGCTCCTCGTCCATATCCTCGTCAAATGAGAAGTTTTCTTCCATTACAAATGTAAGATCTTCTGACGTTAAATGAGGTTTGGTATTTTTATAGTACTCTTTTAATAAAGTATCTTCGTCAACGTTTGTATAGTCAGCGTTAAGTCTAGTATAATCATCTATAGTACCACCAGTTTCTCTCATAAACTGAACTAATTTTTCTACGTTTTCAGGTAAATCAATATTAGCTTGTTCAACAACTGGTTCTTTTATTTCTAGTTTTGGTAGTGGTTTTTCTCCCACCTCTTGAATTTCTTCAATAACCGGGTTGGGCTCTTCAACTGGTTTGTCTCCTCCAATGTCCACGATCTCGCCATCTCCGGCTTGTTCGCCCACATCCACCTTCTTTGTTTCTCCGACTTGAATGGCATCTTGTTCTGGTTTTTTAGTTAAATCAACCTTTATAGGTTCTTCAATTTTTACGTTAACATCTTTAGTAAGATCAACTTTTATTGGTTCATCTTTTTTGTCGTTAAATTTTTTAACCTTAGGTTTAGACTTTATTTTAAAGTCTCCTTCCTGTTTAACAGGTTCATTTGTTTTTGTTTCTTCTGACATAATATAATATAATTAAATAATTAATAAAATTTATACTTGTGGCATTACTGCCGACGTGTTTTGATCTTCAAAGTTTTTAGGTAATAAATCATTTTGTCTTTGACTTATTAACTCACTTTGTTGTGTAGCTTCCATTTTACTACGTTTGTCTTTACGATCTTCAATTGAAGATTCTTTAGTTTTCATTGCTTCAACTTCTATGCCTTTTAATTGCATGTCAAACTGATGTTGAAATTCCATTTCTTGCTGCTTTAACTGAGAAGCTATCTGCATTCTCTGTATTTCAAACTGATTAACAGCTTGCTCGTACTGAACTTTAGAGCCAGATATAGCCTCTTGCTTTTGTACTTCAGACATTGCAACTTTTTCAGCTGAACTAGCTTGAGCATCTGCTTGAGCTTGTATGTTAGCTTGTTGATTTTTTTGTTCTTGAGCTAGTTTTTTTCTACGTCTTTGCTTTAAAACGTTATTAGCAAGTTTTAAATTTTTTATTTGACGTATATCTATAGCATCTTCTAAATCAATACCACCTTGCTGTAAAGCCATTTGAATGTTTTGCTCTAATTGCGCTTTCTCTTCATCTTCAGGTTCAAGTTCTAAGTATATACCAAAATCATGTATATTCAAATTTTGAATCTCTTGAAGTGTACCAACATTGTAAGTTGATATAGAACTTTTAAGTGAATTTAATGTTAAAGGATAATTTAATGAATCAGCTACTTTAAGAGATATGTTCTCACACGTTCTAAGCGTTAACCACATACTAGACTGTAATATATGTCTTGTTGCAGTATTAGACGCGTTAGCGGCCATTTTCTGTAATCCAACTAGCGCATTTTTATCTTGGTCACTACCGTCTCTAGCTTCATTAAGTCCTGTTACATCTCTTATCATTTGCAAATAATATTGATAAGTTTGTATTAAACTTTGTATTTTACCTTGACCACTAGAAGATGTTAACTCTTGAATAGGTACTTTACCTTGATTAAGAGAACCTTCTTGTGTTAATGATCTACCAACAATAGAACCAGTTTGAAAGTACATGTTAAGCGCTTCTGCTGGATTATAATTTGTACCGTTACCTAAATCAACTTCAGCTAAACCATCCATATCTAAAAATACACCATCTGGTACTATTCTAGACATAACTTGCTGTAGCTTTAAATGTGTTAATTGAATCATATCAGCAAAACCAGTTGTTTTACTTACGATAGATTCAATTTTACCTTGGTACATTCTTGGCGCTACAATAGCATAACTCATTTCCACTTTAGTAGTATCAGCAAAAGGTCTTGTCATGTTTTCAGCAAGTTGCCATTGTAGTAATTCATTATTACCTATAACCTTGGCTCCTTTATATAAAACCTCTATTGTTCTTGATACTTTTTGAAAACTATCATTTTCAGGAGGGTTAAACGTATCATCTTTTACTAATGATTTTTCTAGTCCAGTAGCTGTTTCTTTTATTTTAAATACTTGGCTGTTGTAGGTTTTGTACTCAAAATACATAACCTGTATTGTGTTAGGGTCATAAGTTTGCCATCCATAAGTTGTATCTCTACTTCCTACTTGCTTTGATATTTTTTCTAAATCTTTTTCTGTTAAATGAGGAAATTCTTTAGCTATTTCCGCTATAGTTAGTGACTTTATTTCGCCAACATAATAAATATCCTCAAAGTTTGGATCTTCAGTGTACGAAAATATTAACCTAGCAGGATCAACATAATCAATTGTTATACCGTTTGCTTTGTTCCAATTAGTTTTTACAGCACCCATACCTAGAGTAACTAAATCGTAATTAAATCTTTTTCTAGTATTATCAAATTTGTTTTTAGCTAATATATTATCTATAACCTCTTCTTCAGCTATTTCTACAGCATGCTTATAACTAAGCTGCATATGCATATCAAGTTCTTCTTCATTTGCAGGTAAGCCTGCAGGGTTAGGACTTTGGTATAAATCCAGGCCTAATTTTGTTTTTAATTCTTCTAAATAGGGTTTAGCTAACATATCTTCATATATAGCTGTAGCGTAATCAGTTCTTTTCTTTAACGAAACTGGATCTTGAGCGTTTGCTTTAATTTCAAACATCTTATTAGACATTCCGTTTACAACAATATCTACAAATTTTGAAAGTACTGGTACAGGTTTCCAATCTAAATTAAGATAAGACATGTCTCCATTAATAGAAAGTTCGTCTTTATATTTTTGTACTGGTTGTTCACCACGAGCGTATAATCTTAATGAGTGAAATCTATTGTATGATGTAGCAAACCTAGTTCCATTACCGCCTTGTCTCCACCATTCACCCTCTATAGCTTGTGCTATTTGCTCTCCATATTCCCATGAATTTTTTACTTCATCGCTAACAACTTGGCTAGGAAAAGAACTATTTGGATTTGTATTTATTCTCATTTACTTAATTATTTTTGATAATGTACCCTTGTTGTCATACTTTTTAATTCCAAGGTCAAAAGTTTTTCTTATTGTTTTGCTAACTGGAGCGTATCTATTTTTGTTACAAGCCATTATAGCAAGTCCTGAACTAATAGAAGCATCAAACTTAGTTCTATTGTTTATATCAAACTGAGCCCAATCTTCTAATGTTCTTTGAAAATATACATCTCCGTAATTCTCTCCATCAAATCCTACAGCATTTTCTATGTATGTTTCTATAGCTGCAGCGTGAGCTTGTATTATGTCTTGACTAGAATTAGGTATTCCACCTATCTCTCTTTCTGTTACTGATAATTTAGCATAAACCTTATCTGGTCTATTCATGCTAAACCCTCTATAACCTCTTCTCCTAAAGTAATACAATAATCTAGGTTTGTTGTTCTCTGCTAGTATTGGCATACCATAAAAAATACAAGCCATTAATACATCTTCAAAAAATATTTCTGCAGTTGATGGCCTAGCTATGTATTCTAAAAAAAAATGATCAGCAGGAGCGTCTTCCATGCTAAACTTAGTCAAGCCATGTAAAGATCCATTAGAACCTCTTCCATCTACTGTTCCTGATATATCATAACTATCACAGCCAAAAGCGCCCATGTGCTCATTGCCTGGATATTTAAAACCATTTTTAGTGATAAGTCTGTTTTGTAAATTTACTGGTGGTACCCATGTTATAAAAAATCTTCCATTTTTATTAGGTAAAAAAACCACTCTTGTATCTTGTATACCATTTTCCCATTGAAAGTTTCCTTGAGTTACAACTGAAGCGGAAGACGCTTCTTCATTGTAGTCTATTTGTTGGTATATTTTTGTTAAATTAAATAAAGATTGTTTTGATTCATCTCTGAAAGCATGTTTAGTAGTACGTGGAAACTGTCTGTAAAATTCGTTTAAGCCATCTTGATCATCCTTAAGACCTTCTACCTCATTGTCCCAATATTCGACAACTCCAAGTTTGATTGGCGTTCCATGAGGTCCAAACACTTTTTCTTGTGGGGTGTCGAATACAGGGTAGCCATAAGCATCAATGTATCCCTCGTAATTCCACTCCATAGGAATGAACAAAGAATAGAGTCCTGAACGTGTTTGTCCATTTGCGTTTCTTTTGTTAACATTTGAGTCATCGTATAATTTCTTAAAATTTCTACCTCCTTTATCTAAAGCGTTTGATGTTGATCCCATCATACACTTACCTATAATTCTTGATCCTAATCTAAGGGTGGTTTTCGTAACACGCCAGTTGTTGAGGATGTTGTTGGGGCGTTCCCATTTCCCACTCTCATCGTGGACGAGGAGTTTGAGTTTCTCCCCATCGTAGGCATTATCACCGGTGTTCTTCCAGTCGATGGTCGTGTCGAGCCCGGCGAGATCCTCGGCTTTGTCGGTCGAGGTAATACTTCTTCTGGTAAACTTGCTGGCTGGGACTCTGTAGGCAAGCTCGGTCTTTGGGCGGTCCATACCGTCCTGGATCGGTTTGAAAAAGAAGGGATAATTAACGGATATTGGTACGACCTTATCAGTGAACATCTTCTTAGCATCGGCGCCAGATTTGGACAAAATCCCAAAACGTGCGTCGGTTGATATGGTCGCCATATTAACGCATTCACCTGATGCCATGAACGAAAAGCCTGAACGTCTGTTCTTGAGATAGGACATACCATAACACCGTGTGTCTGCCACACATGCGGCCCAGAATATGAAAAAGAGACGGTTTGCTTCTCTAAAATCTGGCTGCCCAACATCAATCTTGGACCACTGCAAGTACATATAATGAGTGCCAGTAATGTAAGTAGTGAT